GCAGGGATCAGAATGCTATCGCATACATGATGTCCTGAAGCATGGTCATGGAGTAGTTGTAATACTCGCGCATCTCGTAGTAAAGCTCCTTGGTACCTGTCGGTATTCCTGACATGAATGTCATAGAATCAAGGTCTTTCCATTCGCCGTCCTTAATCTTCTGGAAGTGAAGCATTGAGCTGTCACCTCCATTCCAGATGACGCGATGACGAGTATCGAACTGAGGCTGGTAGATCAACATAGTGTTGAACTGAGTAGATGCCACGGGATTGTGGCAATAGTTGTGTGGGGCATTCGATGCCCCGGCTCACGCCTGGTCAGATGACCATCACAACGTCGTCGGCTTCCATCATCTCCTGGAAGGACATGATCTGCACGTCATGCGTGCCTTGGATGCCGTCGTTTAACTCTGGTGAGTTAAGCTCAAAGTCCATTTGTGCAGCTTCAATAAGAGCTTCTTCCCAGAGGAGAGAGAAGCCATGCTGCACGCCGTCAATCACGATGTAGTACATAATGTTGTGTTAAGTAGATGCCACAGGATTGTGGCAATACTGAACCAGGGAATTGCACCCTGGAACGCCGCTTAGACGGACTCAGATGTCGTAACCGTTGGTGATGCACCAGTTACGGTGGAGTGTGTCATGTTCCTTAGGCCAGTCATGGTTAATGCATTGGTGAGCAGTTACCTTATCTGTGAAGTAGATAACGGCTTGCCCACCAATACCCATGATGGAAGCAGCGATGATCACGTAGGTTGCAATGCGTTGAGTCACTGTCGTTTGGTGTAGATGCCACGGCATTGTGGCAATAACTGGGCAGGGGTTTGCACCCTGCCTCCCGCTTAGACGGATCAGTCGGTGACGTAACCGATCACACATGCCACCACAAAGATGGCGGCGAGTGCGAGTGTTTCGGTAACGGTGAAGGTCACGGTGTTCTCCGTGTGTGTGGTGCCCATCTCCACAGGGGGCAATAACTGTGGGAGGGTTTGCACCTCCCAACCCGCTTTAACGGATCAGTTGTTCTCCAGCATCTCGTCCACATAGGACTTGATGACTAAGAGATGCTGCGCTCCAAGAGTCTGGCTATGACCATGCTCAAGGAGATCAAGAATCTCGAGCATGATCTTGTCGCCAACCTCTTCGCGAGAAAGCAGCTTGGTGGGGTTGATGGTCACGGTGTTACTCCGTAGGGTGAGCTTGGACTTACACCACTGAAGTGTGGATGCCAAGGTCGTGACCGACCGCCGAGTTGTCTGCTACGTTTAACGTCCAGCTCGACGAAAGATCCTGGTAACTGTTCTGTAAGGCCAACTCCCAGCTGTAGCCTAAATGGGGTCGCGCACGAGGTATAAATACCTAGTCGTGGGTATAAATACCTAGTGAATTGACAAGGATTGTACGGTAATTAGGTGGGGATTAAGTTGATTGAGGGCTGTAGTAAACCCTGGCTCTCACCAGGGTAAAGTACAAACGTCAATCAAAGCGCTTCGCTTCTATAACAAAGCTGAGATCCTCAGGCTTACGTGTGATAAACACTCGCCATTGATGGATGTTAACGCTACCTTCGTAGCTAGTGTCATAGCTGCTGGCGTACATCTCTTCCTGAGCAAGCTCAAGTTCGTGAATGTACAAGTAGCTAAGCAACTTATCCATCAGTTCCTTCGGGCTACAGCCCGAGGCTCTGAAGAATCCTGGTGCTAACCTCACCTTCTTACCGTCAGCAAGTGCAGCGACTGCACACTCGCAACGGTAGTCAAGTTCGTAAGCGCTGATCGTCGTAATAACTGTCGTCATGGTACCGAATACAATGGAACTCTGCGTTCTTACGGATGCGCAGCCCCCGATATACTTTCAACCCATCCCACCTTTCTTTTTTTCTATACGCAATTCATCACGCGTGGGGTGTTGGAGAAGCGTCAGTAAATTTTTTCTCCTTTTTTGGTCCCTATAGGGCCGGTCTTATGTATCAATACGTACATAACACCTAAAATGTGTAGCGGTATCAAGGGTTTTGCCCAAAAATACAAACAAAAATGCCGGGGTTTTAGTGCCCCGGCAGTGTAATCAAATAATCTTAGGTAGTTTTACTTATCAGCCTTTAGCTTTTTTGGCGGCAACCGCCGCTTCAAAATAAGATTCGGGATCAGGACGTTGATTTACTAGTTCTTTGCGTGCGCCAGAGACAAATCCCTGTACATCAAGGGAGTCTGCACCGCTTTCCGCCAATTTTTTGGCTTCGTTTTCAATTGCCTCAAGTGCAATAATGCGCTCGGCCCTGTTCTTGGGGTTCATCTTGGTACTTACAACCCAATTCCTGTTGTCTTCATACTACTTTACTGCAATCTTTCGCATTTCATGGCCTAAAATACAAATAACAAGCAAACAATAGGTAATAGTTAGTCCCATGGCCCTGTCCCCCGCCGACTTTGCCGCATACAGCCGTGCCACTGGGACCCCATACCCTGAAGATCCGGAAGAAAAGGCAGAACTTGCGCCAGATGTCCTTGAATTCCGCCGTAATCAGCTTCGTGCGCCGCAAGAGGAGTCAAATCTGCCAGGGATTCTTGGTGCTGTAGCTGCAGGCTTAGGTGTTTTGGGCGCTGGTACGTATGGAGTCATGCAATTAGCTGGCCGTCGTACTCCTCAAACAAAACAAACAGGGTTAGGTGTTAAGCAAGCTGATCTTTCTACTGTTGCTACCACTCCTCCACTGCGTGCAACTCCTTCCCCTTCAAAAGTTGCCATTACTCAACCGGAAGCTGCTGTTAAATCTTCAACGGTCGATCTTTCTAAATATACTGAAGTTCCTTTTTCCGATGTAACGGCTGCTTCTCGCGCACAACCAAGGACAGAAGAGTTTGATGTTCCACCTGCCGAAATAAACGCACAATCTTTTGCCAAAGCAGCAGTCGATGATCTAGTTAATATTCAACAAAAAACTACATCTGCGATTGCAGAAAATGCACTTGACTCCCTGGAGAGCGGCTCGGATCAACTTGACTCCAAACTTGAATCCGTAGTCCAACGTGACGTAGATTCCGTTCGCTATAGCAAGCCCATTGTCGCCGTTGAGAAATACACAGGAGCCGTAGAGGAACTAACGCCCCGTCAAGAACGCCTTATGGCGCAGATGGGTGCACTTGGTGCTCCAAGAACTGACTTAAATCCTGACCAAAGTCCCGTGCTTCCAGCGAAAGCCATGGATCGCTTTATGGCTCTGGATTTATCTGGTGGTGTACCAGAGCATCAACAAGCTGCTCTTGGTAATTTCTTGCGTCAACAAGAAGCTCGTAATACTCCTCTCTCAGGCTTTAATTTGTCTGGTGCACGTGGAGATCTTCCTGGTGTTTCTGCAATGTCTCCGCAAGAACGTAGGACATTCGGCAAACAAATTGGATTAGATCTTCGTCCATCCAAGGCTCAAGAATCCGCTGGTTTCTTTGGTGCAGATGTTGACATGAGTGATTTTGAAGGCCCTGTTCAAGGGCCTGCCATGAAACCCTACGTATCACCTCAACGTACTGAGCCCGTAACCATAACCAGCCTTGATCGCGCAGATCGGATTTCAGCAGCAGCTAACTTTACACCTGGTTCCTACGAACATCAACTACTGTTAAACCCAACAGTACCAACCGAAAAGATTCGCGGTTTACTTGGCAGTACCTTACGTGTTGATGCTGGACGTGTTGGCACCAACTTAACGCATGAAATTACCCCTGGCGCCAGGGCAAGCATGACTGAGGTACCTGGATGGAAAGATGAACAGGCTGCTCGTCGTGCGCAGATGGGTCAAGAGGTTGTTTATGACGAATACGCAGGAGATACACCATACGTTCAAACAGTGTCTTGGGATGACTATGAAGGTGCTACAGATTTAGGTGAGGGTGAAGGCCCTGGTGGCTTGACGCTTAGCCGTACGTTTGATGAGCGCACTGGTAAGAGCCGCACCGATCTCCCTGGACAGTACCAACTTGCAGTTGGTGGTTCCCAGTCTCCGAGAGGCATTCGTCCACTTAACCGCAGTAACGAAGAGCTTTACACGCGTCAAGAACGTATTGATCGTGTAATGCCCACACGTAGCACGGAAGAAGGCGATACTTCCCGTGGCTTTAGGATTGACGCGAATACAGGTCGGTTAGTTCTTGAAGGCGCTTCAGAACGTGATCCGATGGGTCGCTTGCGTCCTACCGATCCAACCATGATGGTTGAAGGTGACTACGAAGATAAATTGGTCACCAAATTAGTTGGGGGTTACCAAGGTGTAACGGGTGAGCCAAGCAAAATGGTATCTATGCAGCCTACATCTGCTTATTACGAAAAAGATGTAGTTGGAAAAGCTGACCCACGCATTGAAACAGGTTCAGACGGTAGGCTTTATGTACGTAGCAGTCAATCAACAATTACAGGCGAAGAGCCTTTGGTTGCTTTAGTTGGTAAACGCACGGCCAACCCTGATGGCACAAAAGGACCTTACGTATTCCTTGAAAAACAAGGCTTACGTCAAATTCAATTACCCTTAAATATGCTTACCGAAATCATACAAGACGCAAAAGACTCTTATCTTAATAATCCTTCAACTAAAAAAGAATTCCTTGGGCGCCGCTATCCAGAGTTATTAGAGCAGGGAATGGCAGAAGGAAAATTATTGAGTGATATGGGTAGTGCCATTTCATACAATGATTTTCTTATTGAGTCATTAGATAAAGGCTTGCAAGCACGTGGCTATAAACTACCAGTTCTTCAACCAGCTAAAAAAGGTTACTACCCCAAAGCTGCTCATGAGTTTATTAGTCAGTATGGCCAAGTGACCAAAGAAAGCCCTGTTTTTGGCTATCCGGCCATGCTTGGGCCAAATGGAGGTATCCTTTATGAGAATACAAAGTATGGCAAGGTACCTAAAGTTGATAAGAGCAGTGAACCACGTCCCATTCCTGGTCTTTTAGACATACGTGGTACTGGCGGTGTAGACGCAATGTCTATTGCTGATGACTATGAAGGTGCTGTTGCTTTCCACTCGCCGCGTATTCAAAGCGCTCCTCAAGTAGTACGGGATCGCCGCACTAATGAAGTTCTTACTGCCACAGAATCCGCTCAAAGCGCCCAAGGTTTACTTTCCACTGGGGAAACCGTACCTCAATTATTACCTCTTTCGCGCCCTCAATTCACTAATTATCCAAATGTTGCTATGCGTACCGTTAGATTACCAGGCGGTGAAGGCACTTATGTAGCTACGGAATTCCTTCCTCCTACCTTATATGAAATTAAAGTTGATCCTGAAACCGGTAGGCGCTATCCAACAACTAACATTATTAGCCAAGAGCGTACTGTTGAGCGTGCTCCTCAAGTACCAAATCAATCAACGGCCGCTAGCCTTGGTACAACAGGCCAAAAATTTGTTGACTTGCGTCGTTCGATGGAAACAGCACGCACTGGTTATACGGCACCTTATATCAGCAATATTGGCGGCGGATTTATTGCAAACACAAAAAGACCTTTTAGCAGTAACGCTTTTTATGCAGATGGCCCTGTCGGAGGTACGTTACCTCTTGGGGGCTACGTTCAAACAGGCGAACCATATTTCACCCGTTTTGGTTACTTGAATCCAAACGAACGTGGTGTGGGTGCTTCCCGTAATTTAAACCTGGAGATGGGTCCCCGAGCTGCGTCCGTAAGACCTACTCCTGGACCAGAGTCTTCCGGAGCTGGGAACATCTCAACTTATGATATTAATCAAGTAATGAAACAAGCAATGGCACAGGCGGGACGCCGCCGTGGTTCACGGAAAGGTTGATCATGGCTGAAAAGAAAAAGAAAGACAAGAAGTGGATTCAAGGAATGGAGATGAAGGAAGGTGCCTTCACTGCTAAAGCCAAACGCAAAGGCATTACCACTGCTCAACTGCAGGAAAATGTCCTTTCTAATCCAGATGATTACGATGACAAAACCGTTAAGCAAGCACGCTTGCGTCAAACGTTGGTAGGATTAAAAAAGAGAAAAGATAAGAAGTAATGGCAAAAGATCATCGCCTGGCACTAGATCGTTATATTGATTTCACCAAGGATCCCTTCCTGGTAAAGCGTAAAGTTGACTTTGATGATTCGTTTTCATCGAAGCCATCCACAGGTAAAGCACCCTGGATGCCAAGCCGCTTTACAGAAGATGACCTATTGCGTCGTGTACAAACACGTAAATTACAACTGAATCCAGGCCTTAACTTTGTTGGTGATTCACCAGAAGAATACGAAGTGTTTGCCAATATTGGTCGCTTCACACGTAAAGAAGGTTACAACTTTGAGGAAGGCAGGCCCAATACTGTGTTACGTCCAGAAGATCAGCCAGGTTTTTCTCCCATCTGGGTCGAAGCCTATCGCATTAGCCCAACCGTCAAGCCAGAGAAGCGTGCTTCCAATCCGATGCCACGTGTTAATAACCCAGATCCCAAGGGTTACATGATGGCAGCAGCAGAGCAACGTGCATTGAAAGAAGCAGAAGGTGATAAGTCTGTTGCTCAGCTAATGTCTAGTAAGACAGAAGATAAAGCAGAAATCTTTAAACGTAATAATGAAGACGTTGAGAAGGCTTAAATCAGGCCATCTATAATAAAAGAAAAACAATACCATGGCGTCTGCGGCAGGTTTTGCACAACTATTAAAAGATGTAGCTAAACCTGCTTTAACAAGTGGTGGTCTTGCTACTGCAATGTCCTTGATAGGAGGTGCAAATCCTTTACAGGCACTTGCTTCTGGTGCAGTAGACGTTGCCGCAGATGTCGTCACCTTAGGTGCTTTGCGTAAATTGCGTCCCGACGCGTACAAAAAAGTTAGAACAAAAAATTTAGATACAGGAGAAGAAACAGTTGTACAGGGTTCTCATCGCTTTGAGACTCCCCTTAACATTGCTGCGTCTATTGGCGCTGGCTATGTAACCTCTCCACTTATCTATGGAACGGGACAACCACAGCAGATTGCACAACAAGTTGAACAACGTGCGTTAGTTAATCACCTGCAAACACCTCAGCTTTTATCTGAAGGTACCAACTTCCAAATGGCTGGTTTACCAGATCCACAAGATTTCCAACAGTTGTTAAATCAACGTGGCGGTTGGCAGCAGTACTTGAGCCCTGAAGATCAAGCGTTGATTCGGCAAACGCTAGGAGGTGCAGCGTGATGGGCTTTCAACAACTTCTCAATCAAGTAGGTGAGGTAAAGCAAAAGCTAGCTACAGGTGCAAGCAAAAGTGCTGAAGCCAGTCGTCTTGCATACCTTCAAGGGGAACGTAATCCAACGATCCTTAAAGAAGCACCTGGCATCAAAAACCTCACTCGACAGCAGTACCATCAAAACCTAGAAAAATTAGGTGTTTCTTTTAAAGAGACACCCGTCGAGGCAACCGCTGCTTTTGCCACCCGTCTGATGACGGACCTTACTAATGACGGCACACGTGGCATCTATTGGCGTTACAATCACCCACTAGCCATTCTTGAGGCAGGCGCTAAGACTGCCCTTGGAGAGAAAGCATATGAAGCACTGGGGCCTACAAAGACAGGTCTTATCACCGCCAGTATTGCCGTCCCCGTTACAGCCGTTGCCGGTGCCTACAACATCTTGAATCCTGGTGAGATGTTCAGGCCAAAGGGTTTTGCCCAGGCTTATGCAGCGGAAGGATCAGAAGATCGCAGGGAAACAACGCAACCTGTTCCTGAACTATTTGAGCGTTTCTTCCTTGGCCGTACTGGACGTCCCCTTGCTTACGAAGAGGCACAAAAAGATATTCCTTCTTTAACACCTGAACGTTACGGTAATTATCTACGTAACTACTATCAAGACAAAGGATTTCTTGGCATTATTAAAGCAACACCTGAAAATCTTGAGGGTGTACCAGAGGCTCGCATGCTTGGTTATCCAATCACTATTCCATCTGTTACTGCGGCTGTTGGCGGTATTGCCGGTGCTGCAACTGCGATACGTACTGCTCCCAAGTTGGGAGGTTCCTTCAGGCGTGGTTTAGGTGGTGCCGCATTAGGTACGGGTGCCGGTCTTATTGCTGGTAATTTAGCTAATGCTGCACTTGCCGCAAAAGCAACCGAGCAAAAACTACCGACTGTTGGTCAGTATGAAATAATGCAGTGATAGAATTTATTCAATAGAGAACCTCATAAAAGTAATGTTTGCGGATCCCTGGACCACACCATCAGTACCTCCTTCTAGTCCGTTACAGTTTGCTGGTGGCGCTCAACCAGCTCCTCCAGGGCGAGGTGCACAACTACTTGAACGCACCAAAGCAGGTGCAAAACAGGGTGCAGATGCCGCACAACAATTCCTTGGACGCTACGGTAAATACGCTTTGCCAGCCGGAGCCCTTGCTGTTGGTGTAATGCCAGCAGTTGGTGAGACTCTCCAAGAAATTGAAGCAGGCCGTCCCCTTGGTGCTTTAGGAGCGCTTGCACCTGCTGCTTTATCCGCAGGTGGTGCGGCCATGCTTGGTCGTACGGGACAGGCAATGATTGGTAAAGGCGGTGTTGTTGGTAGCGCTATCGGCCTGGGCCTTATGGGGTTAGGTGCTATTCTCCCTGGCATCACTTCATCGGCCGCTTCTTCGGCGTATCAATCAGCAACAGGTAAGCCCACCAAGGGTAAAGAGGGTGAGTTCAGCACCCAGATGGCGATCAATAAACAGCTTGCTGAACTTGGCACTACACAATACCGTGACAACATGGGTGTGTATACCAGTAGTCTTACAGATCTGAGCAAAGCATATTCCGATCAAGAATATCTCAACCTCCAACGTAATATTCCTTTAATCAACAAACTCAAGAACGCAGACCTGGTTCGTCAACAAGCATTGATGAATACCCAGAACCAAGGTTACATGCAGCAAGGCGTCTTAGCAACAGCCGGTTCCCTGGCTCTTGGTGCACAACAGAACACAGCGCAATTAGTTAATACAGCTTTACAGACAAACCCGTACGCTGGTTCAACCATTCAGGCCCCTCAAATTAGGTTTGGTTGATCATGGCTAACTACTACGGACAAACTGGACCAGCCTTAAATACTTCAGGTTTTACAGGTTTAAACGTTGGCGGTTTTACTGATCCTACTCAACGTTTAAATACAACACCGCAAACACCAATTGCTGGACGTTATTTAAACCTAGATAAAGAACGCATCCAACAATTTAAGGATGCTTTTGGTAGTGATATGGGTGCCATGGCATATTTACTTGAACAACAACGTGCGCAGGCTTCTGATCCGCAGCGTATGAAGGAAATGCTTGACGTACTTGGCCCTTATCAAAAAGAGGTGGCACGCGAAAACCAACGCCTGGGGCAAGAATCTGCAATGTTTGCTGGCATCATGGACCTACCAAATAAAGCATCTCGGGCAATGGCTGCATCTCATTACTACATGCCTGAGACCATGCAAGCAATTGCACAAGGGATTGGGCGTCCTATTCCCTTTGTAAACCGTCAGTACACGAGCCTTTAATCATGAATTGGAATAGCGGTTTCTCAGTTGGCTCTCTACCAGGAGCGGGAGGCGTTGCAGACAACCTGATTAAAAATCCCTTTGGTGGTTATGGCGGCCTAAACGTAGGTGGCTTTGGAGGTAACGTACCAAGTTATGGTGGTGCAGCAGGCGCTGCGACAAGTGCGTTTAGTCCTGGACTTGGGTTTTTAACGGCAGCAAACTCAGTTATGGCTGGGGCGCAGCAAGCAAACTTAAACACTGCAGCTCAAAACCAATTTGCAGCTCAAAACGCAATGTTTGACGCTGGCTTTGGTAAAGAAATGCTTGCGCAAAACTTTGATCGTTTTCGTTCTTTTAATGATCCGATAAGAGCAGCTCAAATTGCCGTCAACCAGCCTGATTATCGTCGTTCTTTGACAAGAGCAAACTTGCCAGATCTTGCTGGTAAATATGGCAGCTTTGGCGCCTACGTCTACTCTTGATAAAACAGGTGAGTTAAAATAAAACGTAAGAGTAAAGCCAGTAAGTAGACGAATGTTACCCGCACTTTTAGGTGGTTTAGCAGTAGGCGCAGGCGGCCAGCTTATTGGAGGCGCACTTGGTGGTGGCGGCCCAACGTATGAACCATCCAAGACAATGGAAGATTTGTCTGAGTATGGTCGTGATCAACTCCGCGCCACTAAAAAACAAAAACAAGCTATTAGAGCAGAAGCAAAAACATATACTTCCCCTGGCGCCAAAGAAGCTTTTTTACAAAGTTATCTTGATAGATTTTCAAATCCAGAGTTTATTCAAAAGCAATTAACGCGTAGTTACAAAAAACCGATTGATTATCAAACCGGTGGTTATCGTGAGCTTGCTTCCCGTGCTTATGGATTACAAGGCCTGGAGATGCCAGAGCAAGAGTTTGAACGTTATATGGGTATTGCAAAAGCAACCAACGTAAGGAGTCCGGAAGCTTTTTCAGATTTTGTTCGTCAAGATTTAATAGCATCAGATAAAGTCAAGACACCTTTTGATATTGCATGGGAACAGCAGTACGGCACAATGCCGCGTGATGAACAAGGTAGGCTAGTGCGCGGTCGGGTACAATTTAATCCAAACACCGTCAACCAATTGGTTAATTCTATGTTAGGCACCGTCGCTTAAACTGTAGTTAAAGAGGAAAAGTAAATGTCAAAAGGAAAAAACGACAATAAAAGTACAGGGGGCGGTAGTCGCGTTGCTAATTTAATTGCGGATGCAGGCAAAAGCCTTTCAGGGAAAGAAGTACAACAGATTGCGAAGCAAACAGGTTACACACCTACAAGCATTATCGCACGTGCTGAAAAAGCAGATGTAAATGTAAAACCTTCTGCGCAGTCTTTTGTACAACAAGCTATTAATGCACAAACATCAACAGCAGTTCAAAGAGCAACGGAAAGTGCTCCTGTAGGCACAACACCATCATTTACCTATACACCACAAGGGCGCGTTGCTTCTGTTAATTACACCCCAATTGAACCCCAGAAAAATGAGGTGTTTGGTGACGTTTTTGGTGAAAAAACAAATACTAATCCTCTTGCCGGAACGGTATCTTTTAGTGAACTCGAAGCATCAAATAAACTTGCTCTAGCTGGAATTCAAAAACAAATAGCGCAGCTAGAACAAGCTGGCGCTACTGAACGTACAAAATACGAAGTAGATAATCGCATTCCCTTGGTCCAAGCAGAATCAAAAGGTAAGATTGATCTTCAAAAGATCGTGAACGCTGGCTATAAAAACATTGCCAACATTGAGCGTGGTACTGAAATGGTTAGGAATATCACTAGCATGTTCAATTTCTAAATTGAATATACTAAAATACTTGTAGAGTTATCTCTCGAATAGATGTCTTATTCTTCTACCAGTACCCCTGGTCGTAATACCCGGACTAAAGCCCAGCTCATGGCTGAAGGCATGTCCGAGTCTGAAGCACAAGATCTTGTAAATGCACAAGCTGCTCGTCAGTACGGCGGCGGTATGTCGGCTGCTGAGCTGCAAGATTTTGAATCTCTCATCGGCCGTCTTGAAGGTTCCAAGATGCGTCAGGCTGCCCAAGGCAACCGTGCACGTCAACGTGATGTGTTCGCTGGTGGCCTTGCCAGCATGATGGGTAACTTCTAAGATGCAAGACTCTTCTGCTGATGCTTCCGCAGAACTGGGACGTTATCGCCAGGCGGCAGATGTTGCGTACAAATACGCCAAAAGCCGTCTTAACAAAGAGCAACCTTCAGATAAACTGAATAAAGAAGAAACTGATATCAAAGAAGATATCAAGGAAACGGAACGGTCATGAACGACGAAGATTTTTATTACGACGATGATAAGGATTTAAATTCTTATGATCTGTTGTTTGATGAGGACAAAGCACGTAAAGCTGCGTCTGCCGTTAAAATCTTCCAGGACGTTTCCGTTGGTTCTTCCAAAGAGAAGATGAAGGAAGCTGGTGCACAAGAACGAGCCTCTATTGGAACATCAGGTGAAGAGCAAAGAAAGTCTGCAGCCCAAGCTCAGGAGTTCAGTCAAAGCGACGAAGCAAGGGACTACGCTCAGTCCCAAAGAGCATATCGATATTGAGATTTTCGACCAGTGGGTCGATAATCTAGACGCACCAACAGAGCAAGCATATAGGGCATTCTGTGCAGAGAACTTCTCTGTAATCGAATGCTATCTATATGCTCGTTTCTTGCGTTATAACGGATGCATCACTGGCTGTGATCTCTGGCTCCAACACAACTATCCAAAGCCTGATCACCGCAAGGTTTTGATCAACGAAATTGAAGCCATGCAGGAGGATATCCGCAAGCTTCGAGAAGACATTGATAATGGTGTTGTCAAGCGTGATTCTGGCGTTGCAAGGATCGCCAGCATGCAAAAAGAACTCCGTGGCACCATCGCCCAGATTGATTTGTTTACGGGCAACAAAGATCGCAAGGGCTTGCTAATGGCTGGTGCTGACCGCGCCATACGTGAGTTACTGACCATCTTCAAAGATGACCCTATTGAAGTTCCACTGGAAGAAGCATCGATGAGCGTATGGTCTCATATGCAAATGGAAGAATAAATAAATTAGACTAGACCTATGCAAAAGCCACCTCCGCAACCTCCTGTTTTCGGCGAAGATATTGCCGGACGTTTGTTTGAAGTTGCTCGTCAACTCCAAAAAAATCGTGAGTCGGGGGCTGCTGTCACTCGTCCAACTCCCCTTGCGCAGAATGTTGCACAAGGCCAAGAAGTTATGAATGCATTGATGCAGAAGAAACAGAATGAACAAAAATAAAATGCCGCCTGAACTCTTGGAGCACTTCAAGAAAAAAGAAGCCAAGAACGAAGACGGAAGTGAGATGTCGGATAAAGAGAAAAGAAAAGCAGCCTTAGATAAAGCACGTAAATACCAAGCAAACAAAAGAAACAAAGACGATAACAAATAGGGTAGTATTCAGTAATACACTGAACGATACCTACCGTGCCTGCATACCAGCATCTTGCCTACCGTCGTAACGCACAAGCTGCTGCACGCAAGCAACAAATTCGTATTCCACGAAACCTTGAATCTCTTCAGAAAGCAAGGGAAGATTTTGGTTTCTTTTGTGAGTACGTAGCTGATAAACCTCCTGCTCAACACCACAAGGAGTGGCATCGTCACTTTGTAACCGATCAGGACAGCACTTGTCTTTTGAAGATTGCTGGACCTAACGTTGATCTCTTGGCGCCCAGGGGCTCCGCTAAAAGCACGGTCCTCGGTCTGTTCACTGCCTGGGCCATTGGTATCCACACGCAAGCCAAGAAGCCGCTACAGATTCTTTACTTGTCTTACACGGTTGATATCGCACGTTCCAAGTCGGCAACTATCAAACGCATCATTGAAAGCAAACGATACCAAGAGGTTTTCCCAACCGTACGTCTTCTTAAGAACGTCACCAGTAATGAGTACTGGTCCATTGACCACAAGTTTGCGGGTATTGACACCACGGGTGAAGAACAATTCACACTCTGCGCAGCAGGTCTTAAAGGTTCGGTAACCTCCAAGCGTTCACACCTTGTGATCATTGATGACGCCATTAAATCTGCGGCAGACATCTCTAACCCTGACATCCGTAAACAGATGCAGGACAACTGGAATGCGGTGATTGCACCCACCATGTTTGAAGGGGCACGGGCCATCTGCCTTGGTACCCGCTTCAGACATGATGATATTCATTCCACAACCTTTAATACGCAAAACAACTGGCTGCAAATTGTGTTGTCCGCAATCTTGCAAGATCCTAAGTCTGGGGATGAACAATCCTATTGGCCAGAGATGTGGTCATTGGATTACTTGAAAGAAAAGAAACGACAAGCACCTATTGCTTTTTCGTTCCAATACATGAATCAAGTCATCAGGCAAAATGAATTGTCGTTGGCTCCAGAGCTGATTGTTAAAGCGGAGATTGCAACAGAGTTCGACACGCTTGCCGTAGGGGTTGACTTATCAGCTGGCACGAAAGAAAAAAATGACTATACTGTCATGGTGCTTGGTGGACGCATCGGAGATCAGATTCACGTCATTGATTACCGCCGATTGCGTGTGATGGGCAACCTAGAAAAACTAGATGCTCTTAAAGAATTGCTTAATGATTGGTCGATACTTGGCTGTGATGAAAGCGGTAATTATTTCCCGACCTACTCCACGTGTGACATTTACTCAGAAGCAGTGCAGTACCAGGCTTCTCTTGAAGCTGACTTTAAGCGTGTGTGTCTAAACAACGAAAGTCTTTACAACTTGAATTGGCATCCCGTCAAAGGATTCCGTGCAGATAAACTGGCACGCTTCCGTGGTTGTATGGGACTTTTTGAGGACCGTAAGATCATCTTCAATCGATATCGCAACTTCACCGCGATGTTTGAAGAGCTGACTAACTTTGGTGTTAGCAGTCATGACGACTGTGTCGACGCTCTTGTTTGGATGATTAACGGTCTTATGAAAAAAGGTAAACTTCAACTTGATTACTAAACCTTAGAATTAGAAAAAAGCGAATTTGGTCGTGGGGCCTGAATACATTGCTATCGGTTT